AAAGCCATCAGTTAGCGAATATGCTAATCTAAATCCATTTTTACGAAAATCAGAAGTTAACAAAAACTTTCTAGAATCGTATTCAAAGCAATCGCCACTAGATAATTCTTCAATATATTTCATTTTCCCAATCTTCCCACAGCTCGTCTGCTTTGATATCTTCTATTTTCTTTTTGAGTTGTTTTTTTGATTTAGACAAAAATCTCTGTTCTTCAGAAAGAGTCTGTTTCTTGTAACTTTTATCAGCCAATTTTTGCCGTCTTAAATCTTTTTTGTTTTCTGGTTCGGACATACTTTTCTCAAATGTTAGGACTATGTTCTTAGTATAGCCAGTTTTTATACGAGGTCAAGGAATTTGATAAAAAATTTTTATCTTGCGTTGAGTAGAAATTCATACTATATGTTATGCAGAGAACATGGTTATAATATCTATTTATCTTTTGTATTCTCTAGTATCCACTCCAGACTCTCGCTAATCCTAGTGTGTCCACTCTCTGTTTTATAGTCAGATTTTGGAGATCCATTAGCAGCCATAACGCAAGAATTTATTCCAGCTAATTTTCCATCTATAAATAGTCCTCCGCCACTATCCCCGCTGGCTATCAAAAACTCTAGACTAGTACGATTATTAGATATTGATGGACTGCAAATTAAAAGATGTCTATCAATATAATCAACTATATTAGATCCTGCTCTTCTTCTATTATCAGACTTAACTGCACCAGTATTAAAAGTTCCAGTAAAACCAAACCCAGCCATACAACACAATTTACCTACCTCATCTTTTTTAGAATATAGTTCTGGATAAAAATTTAATTCTATTCTCTCTTCTGAATAACCAATAGCAATATCATAGTACCCAACTTTGTTCTGACTATACTCTTTTTGATACATTATTTTTGTTATTGGGAATTCTTTATCTCCTACTTTTATTTTACAAGTTTTAATATTATCCACAACATGTGCTGCTGTTAGTATAAAGTTTGGTTTTATAACAACACCAGAAGCCATATATTCTAGATTCTCGCTATTAACTCCTAAAATTTGACCTATATAGATGAAATCTTGAGCATATTCCAGATATTTGTTGTCATCTGTTCTTGGGTCTATAGTTCCAGCCCAAACAACGCTTGATAGAACAGATATAAGAATAATCACTATTAGTTTCATAGTGTATTCCTTTATAGAAATAAAATTAGTATAACCTAATATTATACACTAATTTATAATTTTTCGGTTTCTATTGGGTATAGTATACCATATCCCTGATATTTTTTATTATGATACTTTGTGTTTTGTAGCGGTTTTGCGAATTTACTGAAATCCTCAACGTATTCTGAATAATTTTTAGTTATGTTCTGTTTCTTTAAAAAAGACATATAAAGAGCAGCACAACCAACAGCAAATGGGTTAGCCATACTGGTTCCACTCATAGTAGCATAACCATTGCCGGGTATACACCCTAATATATTAGCGCCAGGACATAAAAAATCTAATTCATTACCAGAACAAGTAAAATTAGTTCTATTCAAATCACTATCAACAGCCCCAACAGATACAGTATTATCACAAGCAGCAGGAAAACAAATAGGGCTATTTTCACCAGAATTACCAGCAGCACAGAAAAATAACTTCCCTCTTTCTGCACCATAATTAATAGCATTTTGAATTTCTTTGGATCTGACTGGTGATCCTAGACTCATGGTGATGATGTCTGCAACGCTATCAGAGGCCCAAATTATAGCTTCTACGAGGTTTTTTAAATTACCACTGCCCGAACCATCAAGGGCTTTAACAGGCATAATCTTGGCCTTTGGGGCAACGCCAACCATACCATAACCATTATTAGAAGCTGCTATTGTACTAGCAACATGAGTGCCGTGAGAATTATCATCCATAGGTGGTTTATTCTTATCAACAAAATTTTTACCATCTATTAGATTATCTTTTAAATCATCATGGTTTAGGTCGCATCCACTATCTATAACAGCAACAACAATATCCTCTCCCTGAGAATATCTCCATCTTTTTATTATATCAAATTTTTCTATTTCCCAACCAATCATTTGTGGACTAGATGTGCTAAGTCCATATAGATCTTGTCTTGTATATGGGAATAATGATATTAGATCTTTTTTTCTTCTGATCATTATAGCACTTTAGCAGCTATCAAACATCCCTTAGCAACAGCATGAAGGGGATCGTTTGCGTGTCTGACTTCTTTAATATTTAATGGAAAATTATTGTCTTTTAACTTTTGAGTAAAATGACTGATATATCCTTGTGCTTGTGATGTGCCACCAGCAACCACTATGCTTAGTGGGTTTTTAAATTTTGGTAAAGACTTGTGATCAGTTAAGGCAGCAGCTAGTTGCTTGGTTGTATAGTCAATTAGTCTTTCATAATAAGATGACACAGCAGACAGTATCGGACTATCATTAGGTTCGCCTATAACAAATCCACCACCTTCTTTCTCAGCTTGTACAACACTATCTGGTTGTCCAGTAGCTACTGCACTCATTCTATCAACCCAGTCTCCACTCTTTGTTGTGCTGAATACAATTACCGGTTCACCATTAAGCATAACACAAACATTAGTCATACCAGCACCACAACTAATAGCTATACCAGTATAGTCTTCAGTATCAAGTTCAGCATAGCATAAAGCCTCGGCTTCATTTATTGCTTTAGCATCATAGCCACACTCACTTAGTATGGTTTTGACAACATCCTCATGATATCCAACATCAAAATCTTCATCCTCTTGATCTACTGGTTGTGCAGGAACACAGAATACCAATTTTTCACTTGGCTCCGAAGCTGTGCCGACTACTTCCTTTAAGATAAAAGCTAAAATTCTTTTTGCGTCTTTTTCTTTAGCGGATACCACGCCTTTAAACATTGGTCTTTTAGCGGTATCATTTCTTTCAATAGCTTTTTCAATAGCATCTTTACCCAAAAGAATAAAAGAGCCATCAGAATCCTTAATAAAAACTTTGCCCTGCAATCCTTTTTCTATCATTTTGGTAGCTACTGGCGTGGTTGGCTTAATAATATAGAAAGCATCTCTAAAGTCTTTATAGGTTAGTGTTTCATTATTTTCTTTTGATAAAACTATAAAACTTGTTCCTACGTCTAAGCCTACCATATGATTAACCTTTCATATTTTTTAATTTATTAACAGAATTTTGAATATTATCTGAAGATTGTTTCACTTCACCCAGACTATCGTATTTTTTTTCTAATCCTTTTGTACTAATATCAACCACATATTTAGTTTCATCAATATCTATTGCTGGTTTTCTTTTAGTTGTATTATTAGTCTTAAAAAAAGAATCCGGTTTTTCTGAACTATTACTAAATACACCAAGCATTGGCCCAATTTTACCCAGAATAAAGCCAATAATAAAAGAAAATATATTTAATAATAGCAATATAATAATTAAAACTGATTCATTACTCATTAAACCACCGTGCAAATTTTTGGTAATTATTATATCCTACTTGTCTTTTGATTTCGATCCGGTCTTTCATTATAAAATAATCGGGAATTGTTCTAACCATATATTCTTTTGCTACGTCTGGATGTTTGTCAATATCAATATACGCCACAATCATTCCTTTGCCAACATTATTAGTAAGTATATCGTTCTTCATAATATGGCAATACTTACACCAGTCAGCAGTAAAGATCGCCAGTATTGGCTTATTAGATTCTTCGCTCATAGCAATAGCATCTAATAAATCATAAACTATTAGTGGATTATCTTGAGCATAACTTATAGGATTTGCCATAATAAAACAAAACACTAGAAATAATATTCTCATTCTTTCATATCTCCTATGACCCTACCCTTCTGGGTTCTTTGCACAAAACCTTTTCGGATTAGATACGGCTCAATACTATTCTCGATGGTTTCAATAGCTATACCAGTAAGAGATGAAATACTTTTTAAACCTAAAGCATTACCTTTAGCCTTTTTCAAAACCTCTAAGTATGTTCTATCATAAACATCAAGACCCATACTATCAATACCCTGACTATTAAAAACTTCATCTACTTCTACTACTTTATCTTTATAGAAAGACTTATAGTTTTTATACCATTGTAGTCTGGCGTTCAAGATTCTTGGCGTTCCTTTACTTCTTTTAGCTATTTCTAAAAGATCACTATCCGAAAGCATTAGTCCAAGCTTTTTGGCGTTCAATCCGGCTAGTTTAGCTAGATCATCGTGGGTATAAAAAGATAAATGTTCTTTAATTGTAAACCTATCATAGAATGGTTGGCTTAGACTACCACCACTAGTAGTAGCACCAATAATAGTAAACACAGGAAGATCAATAGTCTCTGGCTTATCTTCCACTGTTATGTTTAGCACAAAATCTTCCATAACAGGATAAAGAAATTCTTCTACAATTTTAGTAAGTCTATGAATTTCATCAATAAACAATACGGATCTGGGTGCAATACCCATAAGATATGGTAGAATGTTCTTAATGCTTCTGATATTCGCAGCGTTGATGGTGTGTAAGTTGACGTTCAGTTCGGTGGCTATGGCACTGGCTATGGTCGTTTTACCAAGGCCGGGAGGGCCGTCTATTAAAATATGAGGCATCGTGCCGCTAGAGTTTAAACAGCCATGCGTCACGATCTTTAGGCGATTGATGACTTCTGATTGACCAATTATATCAGTAAATTTTGATGGTCTAATAATATTTGACATACTAACTCCTCAATGATGATAAAACTTGTTTAACCAATAATGCAAAATCTTCAGTTGGATTTTTAGAATAAGAGTCCTGTATTAAGCTGTTCGCTTCGCTCTTAGTGAAACCATATCCTATTAAAAGCTTAATAGATTTGTCTAGTAGTTCTGTTGGGATTGTTTGTACTGTTAATTCTTTAGGTGCTGTAACCTGTTGGGCTTGTGGTTTTTCATAGAGCAATAAAAACTTTATTACTCTTTTTACTTTGAAAGTGTGTCCACAATCACAAACAATTTTGAAGTTTTTTGTACCAGCTTCTTTATATGATAACCAATGATGCTGATAACATTTTTTACAAGGATATTTTAAATGTATATCAAACTCAATCGGTTTCTGGCGATTCTTTGTTTTCATTTTTATCTACCACCCAAAAAATAAAGTCATTAGATTTTTCATCAAACGCACTTTCCAAGTATCCGTCGTTCACTAATTTATTAAGAATATTACTAACCATTCTATCGTTAAAAGACTCTAGCATTTCTTGCAAGATAGTATCTGTAATGTAATGTTTGACTCTTTTAGTTTTATTATTGATCTTTGTTTTGATATGCTGTTTAGCTATAATATCACATTCTTCTCTAGAGATTACTCTATCCATCTCTAGTTTTTCATCATTAGAAAGAGAGCATATTACCATAGACAAGTCATCTGTTTGCTCTTGATTGGTTTCTCCAAAATATTTAAAAACAAGACTTCTAGCGTATTCAATGAATTCGTTTAAATCCTTGATAACATACCATCTATTTTTCATTAGATTATCCTCAGTTTAAAATATCAAACATACTCTTATAATATAGAGGCTGTTGAATAAAATGAACAGCATTATGTTTTAGATGGTTTTTATATTCGGCATCCAACTCGTCATGTATAAAATACTTATTCTTCCAGACAGCTTCTTGATATTTATTATTACCAACATAAAATGAAGACCAATCTATATTCTTAATTGGAAAACCACTTATATTATTAAGATCACCATAAACATCTTTTATCCAATTAGACAAAGCATAATTGTTTACATCAAATGTAAAATAAAACTTAGTCCAGTTCGGTTGATCATCAGAGTAGTTATGAGTATCATCATAATCATCTTCGTAGTAGTCATCTTCATTATACGATTCGTGCATGGTTTATCCTTATATAAAATGTGGGAGGGAATCGAACCCTCTCAATTAGCGTATGCTTTATAGCTAGAGGCTAATATCTTTAGTCGCCAGACTCCACTTTCTGTTGATTATCAATACTGATCGTTATAATCTTCATCCTCATCAAGATCATCTTCTTCGTAATCATCGTCCAAATCTTCTTCATCGTTCCATGCCCAGCTATACTCACGATCATAATCGTCCTCGTCCTCAGTCTCATAATCATCAAAATTAGATGAATAAAGAGGCTTGAGCAATTCACCCTGATACTCTCCGACTACTTCATATCGGCAGGTACGAAGCTTCTCATAATTACAATCACTAGGAACACTAACAACGTCCTTTGGATTAATCTTAACAATAACAATCTTATCACCAGATTCTAGGCTACCATAACCAGCAACATAGTTCAATGCACCAGCATGAAGCCCATCAGAACAACC